CATTCGCAACCACACCAAGAGGATGATGAAGAAGAACCCGTGCTGTTCCCCGACGCATCTGAAACCCGTGCAAAAAAAGTTGGTTATAATTAAATGGAGTTCGAAGACTACTTGAGAGACCCAGCGTGGGCAGCCATTATAGCGGGTCTCATCACAGCGGGTTACGTGCACGTTAAATCTAAACTCAATAACGAAGGAAAACTTCCAGCGAGTGCTTACTCGAAACCAGCCTTTTTAAATGCGATTCTCGTTTTTTTCATAGTATCAAATGGTATAGGAGGTAAAGAAACCATATCAACAGAACCATTCGCTTAAAGATAATGTGAGTATTGTATACAGAAAACATGAGTTCTGTAACTGCGTTCAATGATATGATGGGCCAATTTCTTGCGGAACTTCACAAGACGTTTCCAGAAGAAAAGGGTATCAAAAAGTGCATGTCTGGATTTGAAATCATGCGAAGTTCTAACCCGAGACTTGTAATTGACGGTTTTATGGCTGGTGTGACTCCATTTGCAGATAAGATTTCTGCTAAGGATGACACGTTCTTTCTAAATGAGGCGAAGAACCTCGATTTCTTGAAGGATGTTAAGATTGAAGAAAAGTGGGCGTCCGTTTCTAATCAAACGAAGGAAGCTATCTGGCAGTACGTACAAACATTGTATATGCTCGGTACAACCATCAGCTCTATTCCAGAAGACACACTTTCTATGATTGAAAAGGTGGCGAAAGAGTGCGCCGATAAGTTGGAAGGCCAAGAAGGTGGTATCGACGAGGCTGCACTCATGAAGACTATGCAGGGGATGCTAGGTGGTATCTTGAAAAAATAAAACTAATATATATTAAATGAGCTCTTGGTTTAGAGATCCAAAACAACTCGTTGATGATAAAAAAATACTTGAATTCTGGCCAACTAACAAGCAGACCTCAGCCCAGCGCGTAAACGCAGGTTCGAGGTTTATCATTTACGCGGCGTGCATTCACTACCTCATCAAGCGTGATATTAGAATTTTTGTTCTCGCGGCGACGGCACTCGGCGTTCTTTATGTAATGGATAGGTCGGGCATGGTTAAGGAATGTGCTCACACTGGAGTTGAACGATATGAGACTATTGGAAACTCATGTCAATTGCCATCTAGGGATAACCCGATGGCGAACGTACTCATGGGCGATAACCCAAATCGACTACCAGCCTGTGAATACGAAACTGTGAAAACTGACGTAGACAACTTTATCAGGGGTGACATTTCGTTTGGACCAGCTCGTTCTAGGTCTACCCTCCCAAAATATCAAGAAAATGTATTCGCTCGCCAATTCGTATCTTCTCCAGTCACCTCCGTTCCAGGTGATCAAACTAAGTTTGCGGAGTATCTCTACGGAAAGAAGGGTGCCCCGATGTGCAAGAGCGATGCTAGCCTATGCAACCCAGATGCCAGAGGGGTTCAACTCGAGGCTTTCGCGGGTCTAGATCCAAATGGAGACAAACGAAGTGGTATGCATGGTTTTACTCACGCCTAAATAAATAAATCTCATGTAATAATAAATGGCTTACCAATTGCAGCCAGGTCTTAAGGTGGTTCAGAACCCAGCCGTTCCAGTGAACTGTGCAACGGAAGAAGTGTTTGTATATCCTCAGCCCAGCACATTGAATTATGGTTCGTCTCGTCCAAACACCATGTTGTACGGAACAGCGCCATTCATGGCTGGTAAGGGTGCCCCAGCGGAATTTATAGAAACGAGTGACGAACTTCGCCCACAATCGACGTCTAGATTTAACAAGGTCCTCGCCAAGACCTACGAGCAAAACTTGTTCCCATTGCAGAATATGGAATGCAAATTGCCACTTCGTACCATTAGTTATGAACCAATGAGCACCCGATCGGAAGTACAAAATGGAATGTTTAACCAAAGATACTTAAATAAAAATATCAATAAGAAATAAGAATGGCTGATCCACTATCTGTAGCAGCTATCGCAGGTCTCGTGTACGCAGGTCGGAAGTTGAGCCAGCCAAAGGAAACATATGCCGTGATTTCAGAACAACCCGTCAATGTACAGTTGCCACCCACCCAAAGTGTTGAAGCGGTGAAAGAACGTCCAATCGAAAATTTGAGGCCCGTAAAGACCTCCATCGATAACTTGGGTGTTGTCGCACCACAGTTCAGAACGAGTGGCGCCGAAGTTCTAGAAATGCGAAACCGCATGAATGATTACAACCGAATGAATAATGTTTCCCCCGTTGAAAAAAGATTGGTAGGTCCAGGTCTTGGGATAGACCCATCAGTTCCAAGCTATGGCGGTTATCAACAACTTTTGCGTGTGAATCCAGAAAATGTGGGTGCTTATAGATTGACTACTCTTCCAGGTAGATCCGGTCCAGCGCACGATGTGTCCGGTGGCAGAAGAGGTATTGTCGGTACCGTCGCACACAATAGGCCAGAAAAGACCGCTTATTTACCAGAGCGCCTTCCAACAACACTTGGACGTGCCCAAGGTATGTCTGGTCGCACACCAAGAGGTGAACATGAACGCACGAAGAGAACTACAAATCGATCTGAAACCGGTCTCAGAACGGACACACTTAATGTTGCTCCAGCGAAGAGATTCATTTCTGCGAGTACGATGTCTCAAGATCCAACCAGAAACAAGAAGGATGGAAACATGGAACAATATCAATACATGAACCAACCACAACCAGGTATACACAGTTATACACACGGTTACCTATCTTCTCCAGGCGTTGCCATCGGTGGAAGCCGTGCATACACCACAGAGGAACTTCAAGCGTATGGTTTCAGGCCAGACGAGCGACGTGGTAAGGCGAACCGCGCTTCAAATCCCGGTCGTATGAATGTTCGAGCGGGACCACTTAACCAAGGTGGTTTGCTCACTGCGGCGCGCGCAGATACTACTCGTGTCGACGGTCGTGTGAATCCACTCGCCGCCGGGTGGACTCAACAATACACAAACAGTTCATTCCATGATCTCAACCCATACAAGGGTAATGCGAACCCTCAGGCTACCCAGAACAGCTTGAGTGTGGCGAAGAAGCAACTTTTGAATAATCCATACGCACACCACTTGTGCTAATTTAGCTTATTTTTAGAGTAATACACTCATTAAAATATTGTCCATATATTTTAATGAAGGTCCATACCTTAGACATAGATAGTGGTGATAGAGACCCCATACTTTATCCTAATCCAGGTGATTATACTATATTTTTGAAAAACCCAGTATATAACGTGTCTAAGATTTCACTCGTGTCCGCGCGTATACATAACAGCCAATTGTTAATACATGACAGAAACAATACTTTCACAGTGAATACGTCTTCTACGAGCGAAACCGTGGTGATTCCAAATGGGAACTACGATGGCGTGGATTTGGCGAGTAACGTCGTACTTTCTTCTTCAATCATAGATACCGCCACATATAACACGACTACGAATGATATTACGTTCAGTAATCTCACGAATGATTTTACGTTTGCATTTTACGGGGGTGAAAGTGGATACACGTCTTCTGCTCTATACACGACGCCACACGATGCACTCGGACTTCCGGCAAATAATGTACATTCCAATTCCAATACACTAAAAACCGGGAGTCTCAACCTACAAGGTGTGGATGCTTTCGTGTTAAAATTGAGTAGTGGTTCCGATGAATTTAATAAAACGATTTATTCTGACACACCCTTTTATACCGGGAGAATACTTGCCTGTGGAGACGTCATAAACTACTCTGGAACAGACGACATAGTCGAACACAATTTCGACTCTGGTCAAAAAGAAGTCATATCGTCTATACGCGTACAATTCTTTTACAGTAGTAATGGACGCCTGATACCATACGATTTCAGAAACGCAAATCACGTGCTTAAACTTGCACTCACGTGTTCTACTGACAAGCTTGAGAATGTAGCTAAAGTGGAAAGAGATTTCAGTCTTCCACCACCAATTCACATTCCGGAATTTGAGGATGTGAATAGATGGGATGCTTTCGTATCCATATTTCTGATAGTATTGGTTGGTGTCGTGATGATTCTCGTGTCCAATAAACAACCTTAGCGAGTGACCGCGTAGAGTGGTTGCACTGGTTTGCGGACACGGGTGGACACACGGGAGATGCCAAGATAGACAACAATGGACAACAAGGTCGTGAACAAGGCAGTGAGCGTGTAGTTCATGCCACCGTTCTTGTTAACCTTAACGACTTGGTTAACCAACCAACGGACGAGGTCCATCCACGAGAGAGCAGCCGCGAAAGAGAAACCGGCGACGACGGCGTTCAAGGATTGCGATTCGAGTTCTTGGCTGATGAGCGTAACAGTTTCAGCGGCAGACATGGTATATATTACAATTAGAAAATTTATTCTGGGACTAACTCTTCTACTACGAGTATTTTCTTATACTTCTTGGCCTGCTGATACCCCTTTGTTTTACCATCTTCCTCTGATTCGGACTCTGACTCCGACTCCAAGTCAGAGTCACTATCGGATTCGCCGGTCCTAAACTTTTTATATTCAGAATCGGTCCACCCTTCTGGCTCAGTGTCCATTATTATCAATAGCATTTTTTAAAATCTGCTCTGACGGGTTCAGTGGAACCCACGAATCCCACAAATCATACGATTCGTTTATTTTATTCATGACAGTGTCGTCACCCGAATATCTGGTAAATTCACCTTCACCTTCTTCCAAAATCTCAATATCTTCTTCATCATCGTCATCACCTTCGTATATTTCTGGAAAATGTGAACCAATCTTTTGACCGACCTCATGCATGGCACAATACTTCATCGCGTATTCCACGTCTTTCATGAGAACGGTATTTCTTCCACACGCCTTGGCGTACTCACACGCCAATAACATACCTTTTTCGATAACTGGAATCATTATGTTTGACATGGCTTCCATGTATTGTTCTGATTGCCCATCGGCACTTCCCGTTGGATCAAAACCCGTCTTCATTATGTATCAAATAGTAAAGTGCAAGTTCCGTTCTCCACTCGGAGTATGTTATAACTTTGCGCGTAGACTCTAAGTTGTTTATCTTTATTTGAGGTGTAATCAAATAGACCAATGCGAACTAGTTGATTCTTTATTTGTGAAAAATTGAGTTGACCCGTGGGATACCAACGCTCTGGTTCAAGTGCAAAGCTATATGAATAAAATCGCCTGTATACGGTAGTCCTAGAGTGGTGTTTCCCAGGTTGTATAGCCCTGAGGTGAACAATGTTTCCGGTCACTTCGTCCAAAATTGGTTCTCCATCAAAGTTCATTTCGATATATTTGACTTGTTCATTGCTAGTAAATAGATTGTATCTATCTACATACGCAGTTGAACAATACTGATAAGGGGTGGCAAAATCGTTTATAACACTTGGATTGTTTTCGAATTTATCCTTGACCACGAAAAATAACTCTTTCACTGGATTATTAAATGACAACCTCACTTCATGCACGTTGCTTTTATTCACTGTATCTGGTTTACCATCGTGTTTATTCAATTCAAATGTGTTCGTTTGTGTCTGCGTCACTATGTAGTCAACGCGTTTTGGAAAGGTCTTATCTTTCAGAGATACCATTTCCGTCACGAGATTTAAATTTTTTATGAGATTCTTTGGATTCTGTCCCAAATAATATGATACATTATCGTTACCATACAATGTATTGTTCAATGCAAATATGCACTCCTCCGCCTTCCTAAACTTTATAACGACTTCAACTTCTTGTTTCGTGATTGCGTGTAATGGAATTGCGAGTTCTGGGTGTTCATGAAAATAAAATGGAAGATCTACTCGATACGATGTGTCGACCTTTGAACTGTCCACTCTGTCATCTCTTATTCCAGCGTAATAATCCGTATATATGGGGAATATCTTGT